TGCTGATAAAGGTATTTGGACTGCTAAAAAGCGTTACATTTTAAATGTATACAACAATGAAGGTATCGCGTATAATGAACCTCAGATGAAAGTCATGGGTCTCGAAATGGTTAAATCTTCAACACCATCTGCAATTCGAGAAAAAATGTCTGAAGCAATTAAGATTATGATGAGTGGTACTGAAGATGACATACACGAATTTATTAAAAAATTCAAACTATCTTTTAAGAATTTACCTGTTGAAGAGATTTCTTTTCCTCGCGGTATCAATGGACTAGCAAAGTATTCAGATTCTGCAACATTATATAAACTAGGAACTCCAATTCACGTTAAGGGTGCAATACTATATAATCATAATCTTAAAGAAAAAAACTTGACTAAAAAATATCCTCTTATTCAAGAAGGTGAAAAGATCAAGTTTGCATACTTAAAGATGCCCAATCACTTTAAAAATACTGTGATTTCTTTTCCTGGTAGATTGCCAAAAGAATTTAATTTAAATGATTATATTGATTATGATATGCAATTCGATAAAGCATTCATTGAGCCGTTATCTGTAATTCTTGATTGCATGAAATGGAAAAGTGAAAAGCAAAGTACGCTTAATGATTTTTTTAATTGAGGATATTTATGAGTATTTTAGATAAAATTAAAAAGAATAGTTCAATTAAAGATTCTGCTATTCTTTCTAAGTCGAAGTTCTTTACAAATAAAGATATGATTTCGACACCGGTGCCAATAATCAATGTTGCATTATCTGGCAGTTTTGATGGTGGTTTATCACCTGGTCTTACTATGTGGGCAGGCCCATCAAAGCATTTTAAAACTGCATTCTCACTTTTAATGGCAAAATCTTATCTGGACAAATATGAAGATGCAGCATTACTTTTTTATGATTCTGAATTTGGTACGCCACAATCTTATTTCGATTCTTTCGGTATTAATCCTGATCGTGTATTGCATACACCTCTTACTGATATTGAACAGTTAAAAACTGATGTGATGAAACAGTTATCAGAAGTTGATCGTGGTGAACATTTGATTGTTGTCATTGATTCAATTGGTAATCTTGCTTCTAAAAAAGAAATCGATGATGCACTTGATGGTAAAACAGTTGCTGATATGTCTAGAGCAAAACAAATTAAATCATTATTTAGAATGATTACACCACACTTGTCACTCAAAGATATTCCAATGATTGTTGTCAATCATACATATAAAACTATGGAGTTATATGCTAAAGATGTTGTCGGTGGTGGTACAGGAAGTTACTATTCAGCAGACAATATTTTTATTCTAGGTAGACAACAAGAAAAAGAAGGTACTGAAATTGTAGGTTATAATTTCATCATTAATGTGGAAAAATCAAGATATGTTAAAGAAAAATCAAAAATACCAGTTTCTGTATCTTTTAATGGTGGTATTAACATGTGGTCTGGTCTACTTGATCTTGCACTCGAATCTGGACATATTATTAAACCTTCAAATGGTTGGTATTCCAAAGTAAACAAAGAAACTGGAGAAGTTGAAGATAAAAAGTATAGACTTAAAGATACAGACAATAAAGATTTCTGGGAACCAATTTTAAAAGAAAAATCTTTTAATGACTTTGTTGAAGATAAATATCGGTATTCCAATAATAAACTAATTCAAAAAGAAGAAGTTTTTGAAGAAAATGATTAAAAAGGTTTAATTGAATGTTATATGATTTTGTAGAAATAGGTACTAGCGACTTTGATACACTAATACAAATTGCTGATGATAATACTGTAGGCCTAAGCATTGAACCAATTGGTCATTATTTAGACGCTCTTCCTGACAAACTAAAAGTTAAAAAAATAAAAGTTGCAGTTTCTCTGACAAATACTGAGGAATTTGTTGAAGTTTTTTATTTACCCGAAAATGTCATTAGAGAAACAGGAATACCAATTTGGCTAAAAGGTTGTAATTGTATAGGTAAGTATCATCTTCAGCATTATTACAATCATGGAATTCCGAATAGAAATGATTTATTGGATTTAATAAAAATTGAAAAAGTACCAAGTATTCCAATTGGTAAATTGCTTGATGATAATAATGTTACAGGTATTAAATATTTGAAATTGGACACAGAAGGCGCCGATTGTGAAATTTTAGAACATTATTATGAATATTTAAAAGGTAAACCAAAAAGTTATTACGCACGTACAATTAGATTTGAATCTAATATTCTTAGTTCAACACACAGCGTTGAAAGAATACGAAAGATATTTAATAGTATAGGTTATGATTATCCAGAAATAAGACACGACACTGTGTTAAATCTATTATAAAAAGGAAGAAGAAGATGTTAACTGAGGGCATTGATTATGTTTATACTTTTCCAGATAATGATCCTAAATCTATATACATTAAACTTTTATCTGGACCATACAAAGATACTGTTTACAAATATGGAAAAGTTAAGTTTAAAGAAGAAAATGAACAAGTCTACTTGATTTTTGGATATGATGTGATAGAATCTACAGTAGAGAAGCCGAAAAAGTTGGAAAAAGACGAAGATTTTAAAAACTACATTGGTAATCTTCTCACAGAAATTATGTCATCAAATATTGAACAGGAAGTACTCGATGAAACTGGAACAAACGATTCTGAGGAATCTAATTAGAAATGAAGACTATCTCCGTAAAGTTCTTCCTTTTCTAAAGACTGAATACTTTACTGATAAAATAGAAAAAATAATTTATGAGGAAATTCATAAATTTACAGAAACTTATAACTCTACACCAACGATTGAAGCGGTTGGCTTGGCCATCAAAGAAAGGCGAAACCTATCGGACGAAGATTTGGGCAAGTCGGAATCATATTTACATGAAATTGCTTCGTTTAAAGATGAAGAATCTAAAACACAATGGCTCACAGATAAAACTGAAAAATTCTGTCAAGAAAAAGCAATCTACAACGCAGTATTGACTTCTATTTCAATCTTAGATGGAAAAGATAAATCGCATGATAAAGGTGCAATACCTAAAGTATTGTCGGATGCACTTGCAGTAAGTTTTGATAATTCAGTAGGCCACGATTATCTGGAGAACTCCAATGAACGATTTGAATTCTATCACAGAAAAGAAGAAAGAATTCCTTTCGATTTGGATTTCTTCAATAAGATAACGAAAGGTGGTCTACCTGCTAAAACTCTAAATATTGCACTTGCTGGAACAGGTGTTGGTAAATCTCTTTTTATGTGTCACGTTGCTGCTGGTGCTATGACACAAGGTAAAAATGTTCTTTACATTACACTTGAAATGGCAGAAGAAAAAATTGCAGAACGAATAGATGCAAATTTATTGAACATTACGATTGATGATCTGATGGATCTGCCTAAAGAAATGTATGATAGAAAAGTGGAAAAAGTTCGTAGAATGACAACAGGCAAGTTGATCATCAAAGAATATCCAACTGCATCAGCATCAACAACACACTTTAGGACATTGTTAAATGAACTCAATCTCAAAAAGTCATTTATTCCTGATATTATCTTCATTGATTACCTTAATATCTGTTGCAGTTCTCGTATTAAGCCTGGCTCCAATATTAACTCGTATACATATGTCAAATCTATTGCGGAAGAATTGCGAGGACTTGCCGTTGAGTACGGAGTCCCAATTGTTTCTGCTACACAAACAACAAGATCTGGTTTTACTTCATCCGACCCAGGACTCGAGGATACAAGTGAGAGTTTTGGTTTGCCAGCAACCGCTGACTTAATGTTTGCATTGATTAGTTCAGAAGAACTTGAACAACTTGGTCAAATCATGGTTAAACAATTGAAAAATCGGTATGCTGATCCAACACACTACAAACGATTTACTCTTGGTATTGATCGTGCAAAAATGAAATTGTATGATGTTGAACAATCTGCACAAGAAGGAATTGCTGATGCAGGTGAACAATATACGAATTCGAAATCTAAAAAATCATTTGAGGGATTTAAAGTTTAAACTGCAAATAAATAATTTTATTTGGAGTTGTTATGTCTAACAAAGGAATATTGTATGAAGCATTGGTAAATAAAAATATGAAAGAAGCTAAAGTTGAAAAATCAAATTTTCAACCTGCTGGATCAGATCCAAATGCGCCAGATGCACAACTAACATATAAAAACAAAGACTATAAAATTGAAATTAAACTCGACTTAAATGTTGATTTTGGTCAAGGATCGTTAGATTATGATTTGACAACTAAGAAATGGATTTTAGGTGGTGCTAAAACTCCAGCTGCTGAACAAATGCGAGAGTTTTTAACAGCAATAAAAGTTCCTGAGTTAGTAAATCGAAAATGGGGCCCAAACGGAATTCCAAGAAAATTTCAAATTCCAACATCCCAATTTAAAAAAGAAGATGTTGATTATGATTATAAAAATTTTAAAGATTTTTTTGTAAGTATTCCAAAAGATTCTGTTTCAAAATATTACAATTCAAAAAAGACATATTATATTCAAATAGGTGGTTATGGATTGTATCATATGGGTAGAGATGTTGCCGATTTAGGAACAAAAGAATTTGATTTAGAATTAAAATTGCGTGTTCGTATTAAGCGTGGTGGTAGTTTACCAATCTATAACTATAGATTTACAACAGCTATACAAGCTGTAAAAGGTACATTAACAAAAACAACAGATAATTTAGATAATAAAGAATATTTGAAATCTCTAAATTCTAGAGGTGGTGGAGTATAATACTAATTGGAGATTAATTATGAGTGCTACTGTGATTATACCAACGACAGGTAATAAAGAATTACGAACTGCAATTGTATCAGTTTTGGATCAATCATATGACACCAAATGTTATGTTGTTGTAGACGGAGAACAATACTCTGGAAAAACACATAGTATATTGAGTGATTATATTGGAAATAAAAATTTAAAAATTTGCTATTTACCAATTAATGTTGGAGCCAATGGATTTTATGGACACAGAATCTATGCTGCATTTACACATTTGATTGATACCAAATATGTTTTATACTTAGATCAAGATTGTTGGTTTGATGAACATCATGTACTATCTTGTGTAGAAACAATTGAGAATAATAATCTAGATTGGTGTTATTCGCTTAGAAAAATTTATGATAAAGAAGGTAAGTACATTTGTGAAGATGATTGTGAGTCTTTAGGTAAATGGAAAACTTATCATGGAGTTAATCATGTTGATACAAATTCTTATTGCATTTCTACTGAAGTTGCTATAAGATTAGCAAGTGTGTGGCATGGTGGATGGGGACAAGATAGAGTTTTTCTCTCTGCTATCTCACAACATTTTACAAAATTTGATTGCACAGGTTTATATACAAGCAACTATAGAGTGGATGGAAATCCAGGATCGGTAAATGCTGATTTTTTTATAAATGGTAATAAAATAATGAATGAAAAATATAAAGGAGTTTTTCCATGGCGAAAAATTTAATTATTGGTGGGTTTACAAATTATGATTATAATCAACTGAAACCCTGGGTTGAATCTATATGTGAAGTATCACCAGAAAATACACATAAAGTTGTAGTTGTTGGTGATAATGTATCAGATGAAACTATTGGAAAACTGATTAACAAAAATTTCGAGATTGTGAGATTTGAAAGGAAACAAGATATTCCTATTCATGTTATGAGATTTCTGTATATCTATGAGTATTTAAAAGATAAATGGAAAGACTATAATTACGTTGTTACAACAGATATGAAA